AGAATTAGCTTTTGCTTTTCCCCAATCGTTGTTGTTGTTCACACCACCTTGTCCCCATTCTATGTTATTATCTGGCATAATATATTTTTAAAGTACCCAACCTCCAAAATCTGCAACATCATCTGGATACATATCCTCTTGACTATTAGAATAGTATTCAGGTATTAATCCAGCTGCGTTATTTTGCATAAAATCTATAAATCTGTTTGTGTAAAACTGTGCTGTAGTTCTACTTCTTTCTATTAAGCTATCTACTTGTTCTTTACTTAGTGCTGTGCTATTTTCAGGATTCTTAGTATATATACCACCATTAGCAATATTAACACCAGCGTAAGGCAAGTATTCTACCATACTCCAATGTAGGAGCATTGGTTTTATATAATCGTTCAATAAACTTAAATAAGGGTCAACCAAACTACTACCAACTATGTCAGCTTGTATTTTATTATATAAATCTGTACCAAGATAATTCTGAATATGAATGTCCTGTGCAATCAAAATTCTTGGCAACAGTTTGTCATTATCAACGTTACCATTAGCAGCAGTAAATACTGAAATATCGTGTCTTGTTACAAATAGTGCTTTACTCATTTTCCTTTATACTTGTGGTATATATTTTTTAACACCATCATAAAACTTAACATACTCCATTAATTCAGATTGAAGTTTTTTTGTTTTTTTTATTTCTGGCACATCATTTTCTTTCAAACCTAATTCTCTCACTTTCTTCATTAAATCTTCATTATCCATTGGTATAATTCTTTGAGCGTGATAATTTAATTCATTTCTAACTTTAATAAATCTTGAATAAGCTCTTGCTAAATCAGCTTCTGCTTTTGCAAAAATATTTCCTTCTTTTTCAGCAAGTTTTATTAAAGAATTTGCTCTTTTAATATTTTCTTTTAATTGAGAAAGTGTTTTTAGTTCTATCTTCTCACTTGCTAATTCTACTTTTGTAGATTCACTTAGTTTTTCAAATACTCTTCTTTGTGTTCTCATTTTTATTTATATTAATTCTTTTTTATTTTTATAAATCTAAATGGTCTGAATAACTTAACATTTTATCAGAATCATTTATAACATCTCCTAATTTTTTTTGTGCATCAAAAACTTCTTGATAAACTTTTATATTTTTTAACGGTACACCTAATTCATCTGCTGTTCTTCTAATTTTCATAATAACATCATCTGTTTTTTCAAACATTTTATTTAGTTTGTTAGTATATTTTTCAGCTTGTTCTATGTTTTTTTGAATAGCTTTTGAGCCAGCAACTAAATCTTTTTTTAATTTTTCATAACTTTTTACATTACTATTATGTGTTTTTAAAAATTTATCCCCAGCAGAAGTTTCTTTTTCTACTTGCGATATGATTTTTTTTGCATCATCTGCAACAGATAACTCTATCTTCTCAGATTTTAGCTCTACCTTTTCTTTACTTAATGTTTCAAATATTCTTTCTATTGTTGTTTTCATTTTTTACTTTTTATAATTTGGATGATGTCCGTTATTCGGCATATTTACAGGAGCTTTCTTTGCTTGTTTGTGTCCTCTTGGTTTTGCCTCATAACTCTTTGGTATTTCTTTTACCACATCATAATCTTTTAAATCTTTACTACCTTTTTTACCATCTAAAGCAGCATCAACTTTCATTCTATACAATACTTGCTGAAATTTATGCCTGCAATATACGCCACCTTTAAACTTAAATAAATCATACTTTTGGCCTTTGTGCATTGGTAACTCAGCAGCTTTAAAATTCATTTGCCTACTTGCTTTATCAATATCTTCTATTCTATACACAACACCTCTTTTGCTTCTTGACATCATTTCTTTGCAAAACTTTCTACTCTTACCGCCTTTGCCTTTTGCACTTGCTGTATTGTATTTGTATCTAACTTTATAATAACTTTTATCTAATGTAGAAAAACCGTTAGGGTCGTTCTTAATAGGTGTATCACTTTTAACTGCTGATGCTAATTCTATCATATTATCAGCCCAATCTTCAACACTAATATTATCTTCACTAACATCTCTAATATCAACAATTTCAAATTCTTCACTATTCATTATTTCGCCACCTAAGGTATCTAACGCTTCATTTAGTAGTAAATCACTATCTTCATCTGAAATGCTCTTAGAAGCCATTATTTCAAGCTCTGTGCTAAAATCATCATCATCATCTTCTTTAATGCCAGTTTGTTCCTCTCTTTCTTCATCATCTAATTCATCTAAATCCATAAACTCAAGTGGTTCAATAGTTTTAAAGTATAGATTTAAACTAATATCATTAACTGCTAACATTTCATCAATAGCATCTATTAATAAATTTTGGTAAGGTTGTATTACAATATTATTAAATAATCTACTGGAGTTTTCTATTTCATCAGCATTAGAAGAAAAACCATTTGCAGAAGATAAACCTAATAATAAAGGTGATGTTACTCTATGTGTTAACATTATCATTTTTTTACACTCTTCACTTAAAAAAGAATAGTGTTCTGGAGCATCATTTAATGGTACATCATCGATAGTTGTTTTACTTTCTGCATTGTTGTTAAATGCAACAATTACTTTCTCGCCATAACTACCAGTTAGCTTATTCATTATATCATTTTTGATAGCTAATTGTTTTTCGCGGTCAGGAATACCATTTGAAAAATTTATAATTTTAGTGCCTGAAAAAGAACACATTGCATCGTTTATTAAGTATTCAGCAATCTCTTTTTCTAAAGTAGCATAAGCAGTATTATAATCTGCTGGTGAATAGTAATAAAATCCAGTTACATATCTTTTAATAATATATATTTCATTTTGTGCACCACTACCAAAAACAGGAAACTTTTTTAGTTTACTATTTCTATTAACTTTTGTCCAATCAGGTGCATAATAATAATTTTTTATCTCACCTTTATCATTCATCTTTTCAGCACGTAATGTTTCTCTTGGAAAGTGTGTAATTGCTGATATTTTATTACCTGTGTATGTTAATTGAAAACTTGCTTCTCCTAATAGTTTTAAATCTTGGCAAACTTTTCTTAAGCAATCATTTTTTATTAAACTTTTCATTTGTGCATACTGGTCTGGTTTTTTATTAGAATCAGTAGCATCTAAACCTTTGCCATATATTTGATTAACAATACCATTTATTACCGCTTGGTTTGTAGTGCTATCCATATAAGCATTTATCAAATTTTGGTAATAATCATTGTCATCTCCTATAGATACATAATTTCTATTACGTTCTTCTGTAATAGTAGGCCGTTCATATTGATTAAGTTGTATTAAATGTAAATTATCCATAATATATAAATTGATTGTCTCCTGTGCTTTGTTCTATATAAACACCGTTTGAAATTTCATAGTCTGATAGTGTTTGGTCCGAACAATACATCTTGTCTTTAAAAATTATTGCGTTATCTGTTGTATTAGTGATTGTAATAGTATAGTATTGATTTTCAACTAATGCTTGAGTAGTTGAATATTGGTAATAGTAATCTAATTCAGAAAATGTTGCATCATTATCTGTTGCTATAACTTTATTTTGAGCTTCTGACTTTATCACTAATTTATAAGTTTTACTACCAGTTATTGTTTCTCTTGGTATAAAGTTAATAATTCGTGTGCCACTTGTAGTTAATATTTGCATATTTTTTTAATAAAAAAGGGGAGGCTAATCACTTCCTCCCCTCCAATCAAACTATATATTATGAATCACACAATTATATTAATCGCGTCTTTTTTAACTATTTGTTCCTACAGTAACTGTTACAGTTGCAGAAGTCATACCCGCAAACGGGTCAGCAGCAGTACCACCAGCAATAAAATTAGCTGGCTCAAGCTCTTGACCAGTTAAAGTTAATGAGTAACCGCTTAAGTCTCCAAAAGCTGTTCCTGTAGCTATACTTCCACCAGTTACTTCCATTCCGTGTTCTAAGCCACATAAAAAGAAGTTACCGTTTCTATCCTCAACAGCAATGTGAGGTCTTCCGTAAGCCATAAGCTTAAGTTCCTTATTATCTTCTTTAGATAGTTTAGGTAGTGTTAAAGTTAATGTTTCTTCAAAGAATGTTGTTCCATTCTCTCTTGAGGATGTAATAGCAGTTTCCAAACTATTAGTTCCTTTTAAATCATATTGGTAGCAAGTAAATGTACCAGATAAATCAGTAATTTCGTCAGCAGTTTTGGTTACAGTTCCTAAGTCTCCAAAGTCTACAAACCAAGCTCTTACCAATCCCCCGATTTGGTCTTTACAGGGATTTTTTCTCCCTTTTGTGAGGTCGCAAGCCATATTATTAAAATTTAAATTAAGGGAGCATTTCAACTCCCTTGTTATTAATTAATTCTTAGGCGTGGTATAAAACTATATCAGAACCTATACCGTATTGTACACCAGAAGTAAATCTCATTATTACTCTGACATTTTGTGAACCATCAAGGTCAGCCATATCTAATACTTTAACTTCGTTCATATCTGATAATAAACCAGTACCAAAGTATAAGTTAGATTTTTGAGCAGCCATTGCAGTATCATCAGCTAAACCATTAGCAACAAAGATTTTCACACCATCAAAAGATAGTTGTCCACCAGCGTTATACCATTGTGTTCCTTTTGAATCAGTACCAGCAGCACCAATTGAAGTAGCAAATCCACCTAAAGCTCTAACATAAGCTCTTGCAATGTTTTGTGATACGTAAATGTGTAAATCTTCTTTATTGTAAAGTGCAGAAGGTACTGCATCAACAATAGAACCTAACTTATCAATTACGTTAGCAGCAGTTACAGCAGCGTGTGAAGCTACATCTACTACATCAGCATCATTTAAAGCTAAAGTTACTAAACCATCAAATTCTCCAGCGTTTGCATTAACACCTTGCCAAATATTAGATTCAGTTTTTTCAGCTACTAAACCAGCTACGTGGCCAATAATGAAATCTGAAAATTTAGGTGGCATTTTATCAAATGCAGAATATCCCATTTGAGCAGCTTCCCAATCAGATTGGAAATCTTGCTTACAGAACTCAAGGTTTACTTGAAACTCCTCAGGTTGTAATAATCTTTCAGTTAATGTTACTTGGTCTGCAGTTCCAGAAAAATCACAAGCAGCATTACCTATAATAGATGATGCAGTTGCTACTTTCTTCATTGTAGACTTATATTTGATATTAGGCATTACTTCTATTCCGCCTTTATCAATTGTGTTAGCACTTAAAAGAGCAGCAGAGATATATTTCCCAGCAAACTCACCAGCATAAGTACTTGTAATTGGTGTATTTAAACTATTCGCCATTTTATTTTATATTAATTATTGTTAAAAATTTTATCAAAAACCCTGTCTTTAGTTGTAGCTGTTCTATTGCTTCCAATATGAAAATTTACTTTATTATCAACTTCAGCTTCAGGATTATGTTTTACAGGTTCTGGAGCAACAGCAGAAAGTTCTTCTTTCTCTTCTATTGCTTCTTCCTTCATTTCTTCTTTGTTACCAAGTTTTTCGTCAATCATTGCTTTGATTTCTTCAACAGCAGATGTAAACTCTTCTTTAGTAACATAGTTCATTTCTTCTTTTTCTTCTTCCTCTAATTCAGTTTCTTTAACTTCTTCAGATTCTTCAGATAATTCTTCTTCAGCTACCTCTTCTTCAGCAGCTTCTTTAATACTGTCAATTAAACCTTCTTCAGATACAACCAAAACTTTGCCTTCTTCTAATTTATATTCACCAACTGGTAGAGCAATTTGCTCATCATCAGTTTTAATAAATACAGATTTTCCAGCTTCAAAAGATTCTGCAACTAATACAGTTCCGTTTTCTAATGTAATTTCAGCCATTTCTATTTTTTCTTCAGAAAGTTCAACTTTTTCACCAACAATATTTTTTATTTTGTTTAGTATTTCGTTTGCTTTCATAATTTGAGTATATACCTATAAACGTTTGAAAACCTTTACTGTTATATTTTTTTACAACTTTATTTTATACTTTGCCTATTCCTTGAGCTTGTAAGCTACCATCACAGCATTTATTACTGTATCTTTTACCATCAGGACATAAGCAACCACGCTTAGTATTTTTAGGTGATGTATTACTTGGTGTTTTAAATTTTTTACTTCTCATATTGTTTATTTTATAGGTACACAATTTGGTACTTTTTTACCATCTTTAATTTTCATTCCATATTGCTCATAACCAGCTTGGCAAGGTTTTTTCATTTGTGTGTGTTCTTCACAAGGCATATACCATTCTTTACCTTCAAACTCGTGAACGTGAAAACCCTCACAACCAATATTCTGAGCCATCTCCTCAGCTTTCTCTTGTGTGCTATAAGCTAATCTATCATCTATAATTGCAAAATCTTTATCAACTACCATAGAAGATAAATTAATTTCTCCTAATTCTTTCAACTTACTTTCTGCCCATCGTAAACCTGCTTTACCACCCCACAATAAATAACTAATTGTACCACAAGCTTTTGTATCTCCTTCATCATAATATTCTTGCGCTCTACTTAAATAGCTGTACATCCTTTTTAAAGTTTGTAAACTAATATTTTCTTTTTGTGCTAATTGTTGCGCACGTATTTTACCAACTTGTGTTGCACATTTATTATTTACTTTTTCATTTAGTTCAATACCTCTTTTTGCATTATTACTAACTGCTTGTGGGTAGTCGTTATAAGTTTCTAATTCTATCTTTTTACCAGATTTAGTTCTTTTATCTTTCTTAATTAATGCTTTAATATTACTAAGCATATATTCAGCTTCTTCTTCTTCAATAGCTTGCATCTCTGCTTTTGTATCTGGTTTTTTAATTTGTGCTTTATCTGCAAAATAACCTTCAATACTAAAACCTTTTACTTTACCAGTTTTAACATAATCAGTCCAAATTTCATCATTCTCTACTTTCATTGAAATCATCCAAGTACCCTCTGGCATTTCTAAACCATACTTAGCAGATTTATCCATTTTAGTATCTTCTACTATCCAAGATTCTACAACAGTTAAACCATTAACACTCATTTGATGTTCTAAGGTTGCATTGTTTTGATTACTGTTTTGGAAGAATAATTCGCTTGCTCTTCTAACTGTATCTTTAGAAAAATAAACATAAAATGTTGTATCATTACGTTTTCTAAATATTGGCTTGTTTGGTATAAGTGCTGCACCAAGAAGAAGTTTTTTCTCTTCATCTATTTTTGCAAGTTGTATTTCTTCACTTGCTAATGTTATAAAATCTGATTCAATAGCTGGATTTTCTACGATGCTAACCGCATCTATTCCAACCATTTCTTCATTTTCTTCATCTAATATTAATTCTATTATATCCATTGTATTTTATTTTAAAAAGTTGCTTGTGTAATTGTGTTGTTTTGTAACTGTTGTGCTGTTGTAACATCTCCAGCTACTACAAATGCTTGTACTGGTGGTTGTTGTCCTAATGCTCCAGCTACTTGATTAAATCCTGATTGCCCTACTACATTAAAACTTGGTGGTTGTGTAGCAGCATTTAAACTTCCTCCACCTGTATTATCTGTGGTTGTTGGTTTTACACTACTACCTGAATTAAACTTTGTTGTTGCTATTGTTGCTATTTGTGCAGCTCCAGCAAGTGCCATTGCAGCAGCAGCAGCGTAGTTTGTAAAAGTTAAAGTTTTCACAGGGTGTGAAAGTTCATTCATAATACCTTGTGCAGTACTTATTGTTGCTTGTGCTATACCAACAGCTTTATTAATTTTAAATGCTTTTTTTGCTCTCTCTTCATCACCTCTTGCAAATGCATCAGCTAATTGCCCAATTGAACCTAAAGCAGAACTTGTTGCATTTAATATTGCATTTTGATTATCTATTTTAGCTTGTGCTAATTCATCGTCTGTTTTATCTTGATTTTCAGAAAACTCATTAAACTCAGCTTCCATTTCATCCCAATGTGCTTTTTGGTCTGCAAGTTTCTGGTCTTGAATTTCTTTATCTCTTGTTAAATTTTGTTGTCTTGACTGCTCTAAAAACTCATTATAAGCAATTTCTGCATCTATTTTAGCTTGTGTACCAGCATTAGCAGTATTTATAACATCTTGTAATCTTTGAGCTTCTATTTCTTGTTCCTCTGCATCTATTTCTTTTAATCTTTCTAACTTTTCTAATTCGTCTTCAATTTGTTCTGCATCAAATCTTTTTCTTTCAATAGCTAATTTATTTTCAGATTCAAGTTTAGAATTAGTCATTTCTAACTCTTCTTTGCTTAATGCTAAATCGTTTGATTGTTGTTCACTTCTAAAACCAGCTACTTGCGCCCTAACAGCAGCTAATTCATTTTCAGCTTCCATTACAGCTTTCTTAAACTCAATATTATTTTTATCTTTTTTAAGTTCTGCTTGTGCTGCTCTTAATGATATTTGAGCGTTAGATAACATTGCTTTTTCTTGCCTATCTAATACTAAAGCAAGTTCATCATTTGCTTTTTTTCTTTCAGCTATACTTTTTCTTTCATCATCTCTTATTTGCCTTAATGATTCAGCTTGTAAATCATATTTTTCTATTAAACCCTGATTAGCTACTGCTGCTAATTCAGCTTGTTTCTTAAGTTCTACATTTGCAGTTGCTGCCTCTACTGTTGATTTAGTATATTCAGTTAATGCAGTTACGCCTTCACTAATCACTTCTGTAGCTTTTTCTACTGAATTATCTACACCAGTTAATACATCTACAAATTCACTTCCAGCATTTTTAACTTCATCTATTGCACCTTTAAAATCACCAGCAAATAGTTTTTTCATTGCTTTACCTAAAAAGCCAAATACTTCAAGAGCTGATTTTACTCTTTCAATAATATTATCTTTTATTGCATTACCTAATGCTTTAACTGACGCTAATGGGTCATCAAATATTTTCTTAAAAAACTCAGATACTGCACCTACATTTTTAGATATAAAATTAAAGAAATCATTAAAAGCTATGGATAATGATTCAAAAGCAATATTAAAAGTATCTACTACTTTTTGATTAGATTCAAATAATTCTTTTAACAAACCAAATGCTGCAATAGCTAATCCAATACCAGCAGCTTTTAAAGCTGTTCCCATTTGTCTAAAACCACCAGCAACACCTTTTGCACCATTTTTTAATGTAGCAAATGCTTTACCAGAAGATTTTAAATCATTTACTTCTGTATTAGTTTTTTCTAAACCAGTATTAAGATTATCAACTTCACTTGTTAAGTTTTCTAAATCTTTTTCTGCTTTATCAGTTTTAGTTATTATTTCAAATATCTTAGTAATCATTTCTTCATTCTTAATTGGTTAAATGCTTCTTTAAAAGTTAATGGTACTTTGTTAATACCTAATGCAATATTTATATGTTTGTCATATAACTTATTTTCCTTACAAAATTCTAATGCTTCTAATATTGTTTTCACGTTGGTTCGTTTAATAGTTCAAAATTAGTTTCTCCTGATTGTAATTTAGTAGACATTTTATTTATTGTATAAGCTCTTGTGCCAATTACAATTAAATCATCTAATGTTAGATTTAATAATACCTTTAAAGGCAATACAGCAGAAAACTTAAATATCCTTGTTCTTTTGTTAAATACTCTTGTAATGTAGTTTTGATAATACAATTGAAATAAACTGTTGTTATTACCAGCATAATCTGTTAGTGTATAGGTGTTTATTTCACTACCAAAATTTAAGTTGTAGGTTGGTGGTGTTGAAGATGTACCTAATTCATTGCAAGCACTTGGAATCCAATAATCATCTAAAATATATTTAGTACCTGTTGGGCATAAAGCACCATAAGTTTCTGGTCTTGTACTATCTAAAAAGTTAATTGATGTAGCTACATTGTTTTGATAAATACCATAAAATAAAAGAGGTTGTCCTATCTCTGGACTTAGCTCTGTATTTAAAAAGCTACCAACCTGTACTGTAGTTAAAGCACCACTTGTTTTATCTTGTAATCTTTCAAAAAGCATATGTTCAAAAGGTAGCTTTATTTGATAAATATTTTTCTTACTTACATCAGTTACATAATTTAGTTCACCATACTTTTTATTATTTAATAATTGAAACTGCTCTGCTAAAATGCTTTTTGGTTCTGCATATTCAAAATCTACTTCACTAAATGGTATAACATCGCAAACTGTATGTTCATCTGTTTTTACATATTGTGTTATATCTTGGGTATCTCCACCAGCATAATAATTATCTAAAGTTTTAACTACTATTTCATTATTAAAATCAACATAAGCAGTTAAATTAAATTGCCTAAATAAACCATTTAAAAAATCTTTAATTTTTATTTTTGGCATCTGCTCAGTAACAACTACTAATTTATCTTGTGGGGATAGTGTTGTAGAATTACTTGTAAAAGTTGCACTCCAATTAAAACTCAATACAGTACCATCAAAATTATTAAAGCTAAAATCTCTTGTTATTGTAAACTTAGATTGAAATTGTATA